AAGTCACCATCCATAGATGTTGACATTGGAGTACGGACAAAATGCTTCATGCCGTTTGGAACATCCGTAGTAAGGAAGAACGCATCATTATCCAAGAGATAATGGTTTACGCGGAATCCTTGTGGGATTGATCCGTTTGAGCGCAGAGCGTTGATGTCGTTATCGGCTGTGCCGACACGAAGATCAGTCTGCAACAGGCGAGTCGCAACGAACATCAGTGCTGGTGGAACGATCAGCTTCTGAGGACGGGCGGCTACAAGTAGACCACGCTCGTCAACGAATGCAGCAATGTTAATTACAGCATCCTCAAGAGAAGTTTCGTTCAGATCAGCAGCAACTGCTGGACGGTTGGCGTTAGTACCACCTTGTACAGTCGGGTGGCTAGCATTAAACAAAGTAACGCCATCACCAGATGTAAAGGTTGTAAAGCCTGTGTTTAGAAGAGAAGCAGCTTTGACTTGCTTTGTGTAAGCCATAGCCCGTGCAAGAGCCTTTGTATAACGTGCTGAAAGCGCATCGTACAAATTATCTTCCATTGCCTCTTCGGTTACAGAGAAGCCCATTGCCACTGTTTCGTGGTTGTAACGGGCGGTGAAGGACTCTTGTGCTGAATCATATGAAATCGCAGAACCTTCAGGTTTTACTGGTGCAGCACCAAAACCTGACAGTTTGACCTCTTCCTCAAAGCTACGCTCTGAGTTTTCAGTTTCATAGATTTCTGCATGTTCATTTTCGTACTTTTCGTACTCCATGCCGAACAATGCATTAAGACCCGGCAAAAGCTCCTTTAAAAGTTGTGCGCGTGAAATAGCCATCAGTTACACTCCTTACGCTGAGCCAGTTGTGGATGTGTGCTGATGGTAATTAAATTTACACACCAGAATCGGATATGAAGTACCCTTCTCATCGCCTTGATCTCCACCCAAGTAATCAATAATTCTGATTGGGTTCTGAGCATCAGTGCTAATTTCAGAAATATCCAAAGCTACACGACTAATATTTAGTGAAGTGTTTGGAGCGGTCTGAACGAAAAGTGTATTCTTGCCATAGACATCGCCAACATTTGTAGGCGCACCATCAGCTTGGATAGTGAACAGTACATTTGGGTCATCTACGACAAACGCCATTGCGTCAGACGCAACGGTGCTAGCAGGCCATTTTTGTGAAAACACTTTTTGGCCTGAGTTAGGATCGGTGTATGAACACCCCATGAAAACACCGACCATATCGATTTCGGTGGAATCATCACCTGTACCAGCCTGCTTTTGAATGGTGGTTGTTGTACCATTATCTACAAGCTGGGCGACATCGCCAGTGCAAATAGTGGTAGCGTAACCTGACGCAATTGGGTACTGGCGGAAAACTTCCAGTGAGCCAGAGTCCAATTTACCAATCGGGCGCAGACCGAAGGGAGCAGCAACTGAAGACATATTGTCTCTCCTCTCATCTACTCAATAGTTAAACACGGTAAGCACCCACTATTGGTTACTTACCAAACGAAGTTTTTGTCGTCCTTTCGGGCTGCATCATAGGCATTCTTGGATCAGACTGCTTGAGATAGCTGTTATCAACTGCCTCAATCTGATTTGCATTCATGCCATCGTGAGCTTCCCTTCGGGAGTCAACATATTCGGTTGAGTTCTCGCAAAGTAGCAATCCTCCAACCTCAACATTACCTTGAAATCGAGAGTCGATATCAGGCAACACTTGTAATTCAGGATGGTCCTCTGCCTTAACTGGCGTCCAACCCTCACGAAATTTAGCCGACACATTGGTGTTGTCACTGTTACCCAGAGTTGATGTGCGAATCCAGCGGTACTCTACACCATCGCGTGGATCGGGGGTTGGTAACATGCCCGGCCTTTGCCAAGTTTTTTTACGAGCTTGTGTTTCTCTAGACTCGTTTGAGCGTGGGGTTCTGTTAGACATTAGATGCCTCCTTCAAGAGTTGCGCCGCATATTGTTCTGCCGTAAGGCCAAGTCTCTTGGCGAGTGAGACCTGTGTTGAGGTTAATTGCACTCTGCGTGGTTTCTTTGCACTTCGCTGGGCGGGGGCAACCACGGAACCAGTTTGACGAACAGGTGCAGCCTCAACTTGCTGCCCATCAAACTTGTCTGGGAAAGTCTTTCTCATGGCTTCATCAATCTTTTGATAATATTCATCAGTAGATGTATGAACGCCCTCTCTCACTAATCTTTCGTGAACTCCGAAGGCATAGCCAGTCATTTCTGTATCACTTCCAAACCATTCATTCTTTGATGCCCACTCCTTAGTACGGGAGTCAGGCTCTTGAACTTCCGGTTTCGCCTCAAGATGAGCAGGCATTTTCTGCTCAGCAGAAGGCGTTGGCTTGAAAGACTCAACCCTAAACTTTTCATTTTGAAGGGCGCTTAACTTTTCCTGAGCTTCAATTAGCTTATCAGGATCACCTGTTTCGTAGGCTTCCTTATAAGACGATTTTGCTCTTTCAAGCTCTGCGTCAACCCTGCCCTTCGCTTGCTCTACAAGAACTCCCTCTCCTTCTTCGAGGCTCTTGCGTAACTTTTTATTTTCTTCAGTTATGTTTCTGGCGTAATTTACCGCTTCTTCACGAAGCCTTGACGCTTCTTCTTTTCTGCGCCTCTCTTCGTGAAACTCAAACTTTAACTGCTTTATACGTTTTTGGACGCTATCACTGTAATTGGCAATCTCATCGTCTTCTGGTATCTGCGCTTCCGCATCTTCAGCACGGCGAGGCTTGCCTTTATCCTCTTCAGGAGTGTCGTCCACAATCTCTAATTCAAATCCAGAGTCATCAATTTCTTCAAACTGTTCCTCTGCAACTTCTTTTTGCGCTACTTCATTCATGCTCTTGTGTATCCCCTTGGGTCATCGACAACAGCCTCAACGGTGTCATCGTTAATGAGACGAAACTCCTGTTTCTCGATTTTAAACCTTGTGCCGGAATAAGACCGAAAAATTACGAAGTCACCTTCCTTGCAGTATGGGCCATTAGGAAACTTATCAGCGTCCTTGTATGCGTCTGGCCCAGCCTTAACTACAAAACCAATGACTGAAGCGGTCTGTTCCGCATTCTTCAGTGCATCTGGCATGTAGATGCCGGAATCTGTTTTCTCTTTAACCTCAAGCGGTTTAATCAAAAGTTTGTAGCCAGTCGGTTCTGGCATTTTGCGGGCGACATCATCGTCAACCGTTTTTTTAGCAGAATACATTTCTGTTCCTTTTGCAGTGATTCAGGTTCACAGTACCTTGCAGGGTTTTCGCCCTGAAAGTCTCCACATATGCAATATAACTCAATTATATCAGAAGCGGAAGTGTCAGGCTTCTTCAAACTGTTTTTGTAAATCGAGTATATCCCTTTCAACAAGCGCGAGGGCCTCAACTTTGCCAACGAGTCTAATATACTCTTCGTGGTTTCCGCATCCGCCGGATGCCATATGGTCAGCGATATCATTCATATACACCCTGATTTTTTCTTTAATAACATCAAGTTCACTTGTCATCGATCTCCACCAAGTCCTTTGCCATTTCACGACCTAACTCTATACCCTGCTTAATATCTTCTCTTCGGGCTTTATCGGTCTCTGTTGCCACTTTAACGCCAAGACGAGCGCCCTCACGCTTTTCTTCTGACTGCAAACGATCTTTTTGAACCTCAACGTTTGAAGCCTTGGACTCAATATCGGCCTGAAGCTTTGCAATATCAAGTTGTTTTTTATGTTGAAACTCTGCTTCTTTCAAAGACAACTCTCTTTGCTGGATTTGAGTAAGCGGGTCTTGCTGCTGTTGCTGGGCTTTCTTTTGTGCAATTTCGGCCTGATCCTTGCGGAGCAATTTACCAGCAGCCTCAGCAGATAGCCTTGAAATTTCTATTTCAATATCTTCTGGCAAAGGCTTTTCCTCATCAGGCAACCCAACGCCAAGGTTCTTTTCTATTTCTTTTCTGTACTGGAAGGCAACATGCTCTGTGACATGAGCCGCCATAGAAGCCTGTATAGCGCCAGCAAAAGGAGACTGACCTATAATCTCTTGTAGCTTTGGGTCTTGCGCCGCAGCTAGATGAACCTGAATATGTGCTTCGTGATCCTGATACTTAAATGCCTTCACTGGCTCTTGCTTCAGCATAGCCATGTTTTCTGTTACAGGGTCTGATGGCTTTATGTCATCTGGAAGCTTAACAATCTCATCAGCATCTTTAATGCCAAGCACTTCAAGCATCTGACGATGCAGTTTACCCATATTGTAAAGATTTGGAGCTTGCTGAGCTAATTGCATAGCGGCCTGATACTGGACAACCCTTTGCGCCATTGTTGCAGCGTTAGGATCAGATACAGGTATAACATCAACACGCTTATCAAAGTCCTGCTGGCGGTTGAAGTCGCCTTCCATTTCATAATTATATTCTGGTGGCATGTAGTCACGGATGACCTTGGCAAGAATACGAAGTTCGTTTTTCAACGCCGCATGAAGACGAGCCTGAACGCCAGACATTACCTTCATGCTTCTTTCCATCAATGCTAGCGTAGTCCCGACCGGAGCTTGCGGGTTGAGGTTTCCAACTTGTACATCAGCAACGGAGCCAATCCTTCGCCCCTCTTCCACGATATTTCCGAGCAACTGGTATAATACTGATGATGGTTCTTTGTAAGGAAGGAATGCAATCGAATCCCTAATTGCACCACCCGGTACGTCAACATCGCGGAACTCACCCGGCATGAGAGGCGAATCGTCACCTTTAATACGAAGTCCGCGAGCTTTAAGACCAGCGGGGAGGTTACTGAGTGTGCCAGCGTCAATAAGCTGTCGAAGAATACTTGTGGCGCTTTTAGCAAGACCACCAATAAGATGAATAAGACCCGTTCCATAGAACCCAAGGCCCGGTAAGTATCTATAGTGAACAAAGTGCGGTCTTTTACGCTTTTTAGGATCGTCTTCATACCAGTTCCTCCTTATGGACAAAATTGTCAAACTGGACTTATCGATGGTCACAACATACGGACGGGCCAATCCTTCTGCATCATCAAATGGCTCAGGAAGGTTAAGATCAGCATGAACCTCAAGAATAGTGTGCCGATCATCGTCCTCAAGAACGGCGGTCTCACCATCAATCTCATCATATTTTTCCTGAATATCCGAGTAGTCAGGTTCTGGAGCAGGAAGATCAACATCAATATAAAACCCAGCAACCTGAAGTTCTATTATTTCATTTTCTGTTTTCTTCATTACATGCGTATAACGAGGGCATGTAGCAAGATCAGCAGCGCCATATGAAACTACAAAATCCTCTGCTGGCACAAACATGGCGGCAGGGCGTTCATTGATAGGATCATAATAAACTTTCTTGAAAGACGATCCAGCAAGTGGAAGCCGGAATAACATCTGCTCTGTCTCGTCACGGTATTCAGTCATCTCCTCAGTCAGGAGATAATTCATTTCTGTTTCTACACGCTGGGCCTGTTCCTGTTTATCTAAATCCAGCTTTCCGACAATCTTGGTTCGCACCGGGCCTGAAGCCGGAAACAACTCTCCCATAGCCTGAGCCTGAAACCTTACAACAGCTTCCGTCAGGACGGGGTGAAAAACACCTGCGGCTCCTGCCCAAGGCTGTGTGCGTTCCTCTATCTTCATACCAAGAAGGTCTAGCCCTTTGACGTAACTACGCGCCCAATCTTTTCTGGACTGCCTATCTGAAATAAAGTCATCAACAAGCTCTGACGCAAGTCCCTCAAGATCACCTTCTTCCATAAACTCAGCTAAGTTGGCATCATGCTCAGGCCCCATTAACTGCTCTGTCATCTCACCATCGAAGTCAATAATCATTGACTCACCATCCATAGAAACACCTACGGCGTCTGGGTTAACAACTTCAATCTGCACCTCTTCGGTATCTTCCATATCAACCTCAGAGGGGATCATTTGTTTTTCAACGGCCATGTCAATTATCCTGTAGCTTGTCTAATTTTTCCATAATAACAGAATATCTACCGTGATGGCAGTGTGATAAATCATTCACAACAATCCATCCGTTCATTTCGTATTCCTTTACTTTGTCATGTATAACATATCGTAAAGTAAAACTTTTAGTAGTATTCAACTGGTCTTCTGTAAACTGGTTCGTCATCCCATTCGTCCATAGAGCTTCTTATCCATCCACCCTGACGAAACCTCAGCAGCGCTTGAGTGGTGGAATCCACCAAGTCATCGTTATCTCCAGCAGGGAACGCCGCACACTCCTCAACAACCTCTTCAGCCCACCTAGTCGGTGGACACCATATAACACCAGACGCAAAAAGATCGCTTACAGCGTTAACTCTGGCTATCTTATCCTGACCACGGGAGGGTGTAAACTCCGTAACAGGTATTCCCATAGCCCTTAACTCAAAAATAAGCGGAGAACCAGCGGCTTTTGCTTCAACAATCATCTGATCAGGCTCATATTCCCAATATTTGTCATATGCAGCACGTTTTAGCTCCGGAAACTCCAGTTTTTCCTTGTAAGCATCCAAAAGTATCAAATTTGGCACTGTTTCACCCTGTTCATTCGGGTGATTGAAGATACCCCAAGTGGTACAAGCGGAATAATCCGCTCGCTGCGTTTTAAGGAACGCAGTATCCCAGCTTTGAATGATTGCTTCGCACGGTGGCGGGCTATCTCTATCCCATTCCTGCCACCATTCTCGCTTAATCAAGGCTCCTTCTTCAGAAGTTGGGTCCTGTTGGTACTGTGCAGACCATTTGGACACGGGTAATTCGGCTTTTAGTGCCTCTAACTGATCAACAGGCCAGAACTCAGGCCATAACGGGTCACCAGAAGGCATAATAGCGGGCAACTCAATCACTTCCCAGTCATCTGCACCCTGTCTTTGCGTGGCAGACTTCACGATTTGTCCGGTCAGGTCCCTTGTGGACCACCTTGTCATCACTACAATGATCGCTCCACCCGGCTGTAAGCGCTGCCGTGGGCCTGATGTGTACCATTCATAGACTTTGTCGTAGACTTCGGGGTTGTAAGCCCCCAGTGCCGCCTCCTGCTCCGAATGGGGGTCGTCAATAATGAGAACGTCAGCACCTTTACCAGTAACTGCACCACCAACACCAATAGCAAAATAGTCACCTCGCTTGTTTGTGTTCCATCTTCCGGCAGCTTTTGAGTCCGAGGACAGGGATATGCCGGGAAATATTTGCTGGAAATCAGATTGATTAATAAGGTTTCTTACCTTACGGCCAAAACCCACAGCCAGTTCTGCTGTATGAGCAGTCTGAATGATTTTTTTCTCAGGATACCTGCCAAGAAACCATGCCGGAAACAGATAGGACGCAAACTCCGACTTGGTATGTCGGGGTGGCATGTTGATAATCAGGCGCTTCAGATCACCATTAGCAACCCTTTCAAAGGCATCTGACATAATTGCATGGTGTTTACCACCTATGAAGCTAGGCCACATACGCTCAACAAACGGAAGAAACTCTGTTTTACAGGCTTCCTTCTTTTTCGCCTCATCCAGTTCTGTCAGAAGATCAAGTATCTCCTGTTTCTGATCAGGCGGAAGATTGGCTATCTTGCTGTTTATAGCTGCCAGTTGGCTCATGTTATGTGCGTAGTCCTTTAGCTTTAGGTTTCTCCAAAGGCACAGGGGGGTCGGCAGGAACAGCGTCTTTGTGCGGTTTTACCAATGGCAGCTTGGTCTCCAAACAGGTAGCCCCCCAATCTATTATCTCACCCTTATCCACTTTAGGTTCATGCAATCCCTTTACAACCTCCCATGTCGGACATTCCGTAACATGCTTGGAAAAGGACTTAATTTCCCCGTCCGGTGTTACGATTACGGAGAAGAAGACAAAAAAGGTATAGAACTCCATCACTCATCACCGTCACTTACGCACCTGTTAAGTAATACCGATTTAGCCAGTTCCAGCAGAAAAACCATATCAGCGGCCTTTCCATGAGATGTTGACATAAACAAATTTCCCTCATCTGTCCAGCCAACAACAACAGCCTCCGTCATTGTGACCTCTTCACGAAGAACGCCAAACATCTCATATGGGTCTAATTCTTCTTTATCGTCCAGACCTACACCGCGAGGGAACTGAATAATATTGTCCGACAAAAATTTCTCCCTCTCCCAAGATAATGACGGTGGGGGAGCTAGGGAGGAAGCTCAAAACCCCACCGGAGTCGCCGGGAGACTTAGCGACTCACAGGCAGTATATATTAGATTACAGTCTATAACTAGGTATGTATATATATATAAATATAATCATTATACAGACTGTAAGATTCCTAGGGTCATATCCTGTAAAATACCCGGCACTAATTTTTTATTGTACCCTAGTACAAATTTGCAAAGGGGGGGGTGTTGAAAAACTGTGGGTATTGGGTGTGTAGAACATCATGTAAGGGCGTGCGGTGTGCCAACCCGTTACAGGGGGGATCGGGGTAGGTGGGGGTCAGCCCTCCCCCAAACAATCGTGAGGAGGGTCACTCGCCCAGAATTGACGCCAGCCTCCGCTGAATGTCCGCTTCGATTTCATTCGCTGATCTGTCGGCCACG